ATATCTAAATCTAACATTATCACCATCAATCCATTGCCCTTCGGCTCCGGTTGCAGTCTGTTGTTTATTGAATCCAGGCTTAAACTGTATTTTTTGTAATGGCATAAGTTACTTATACCACCGAATATGTTGATTTACACTATTTTAGTGAATGGTGGTAATCCTAACAGAGGTCTCTTATCATATAAATTGGAATCTGCAAACTGTCCATTTACATGATTATAATGCAAGAAAACTTGCGCACAAGTATTCCCTGTAAATTTTTCTCTCCAATGTTCTAATTCACAACCAGAATACACCAACATATCACCCGGTTCTAGATCCACTTTAATTCCTTTTGGAGCATCTGGTTTCATTATATTCTTATATTCATCTATTACATTATTACTTCCTGTTGTATCTAAATATATGGCCCAAGGATCGCCACCTAGATTTAAAGTTGTAGATATCTCACAAGATGGTCTATCTTTATGTCTTTTTAAAATAGAACCTTTTTCGTACACGCGCGCGTACGAGTACGTAGGTATTAAATTAAGTCCTGTCTCTTTCATCATAATAGGCATAACTTTCATTAATAATGTTTCCATTACAAAGTCTGCATAATGAGAATATACATTTGGAACCTGTTGATCTTTCCAAGTACCAAATAATGAATTTTCAGCTACTAGATTATTTGAATACATAAAGTGAACAGCATCTCGTTTAAGTAAAAAATAATTATATATAAAATTAGCAAGATCATACGATACTGCCTTTTTAATCACTTGATATTTGTTCTGGGTAAAACTCATAGATTATTCTCCTTTAATAGATTATTTACTTCATTTATATTCTGACCATAAACTTTTAACATATCTTCATCATAAATAAAGTCTGGTTTTTCAAAAGGATGATGTTTTAAAGTAAGAACATTAACAACTTGCATAAATTTAGCTTCGCGCGCATCCGATGGTTTATAACATAAAGTTGCATCATACTCTTGGCGCTGTAATTCTAAATATCTATTTGTCCCTGTTTGAATTACATTTTCATTAAATGGGTGTAAAACAATAGGACATAATAATCCTAACTCTTCCATTTGACCTTTAACTCTTTTAACAGATCTCTCTATTGGTTTATGAGTTAAACTTAAATCTTTAAGCTGTTTCATTATAAGTCTATTTTTAAATAGTTGATATTTTGGATAAGCAATCTTATCCATTACACAAACATTCCTTTTTGTAGAAAGTTAAAAGAAACTGATATTCTAATATCATTAGATTGATTTGTATCTACACAATGATTTAACCATGAAGGAAACATAATAAGTCGTCCTGCAATCGGTTCAAAGTGAACTTCATTCCATAAATGTTTAGGAAGTTGTCCTTGTTTTCTTCTTGGTCTTGATATGTTGATACAAGGTTTTGGATCTTCTACTTTTAAATGTCCGCTGTTAATAGGAGCTTTAACATAGTACACTCCAGACCATAATGAATTAGGATGAGTATGTGCTCTATTATAACCACCTGGAGGATTAATGTTTGCCCACATGTTTCCAAGAAAAGGTTCATTGTCTAGTGATTCATCTTTATAAATAAATTGTTGTGCTTGATATAATATATCTACTAACATTTTATATTCTGGTTTTTCATGCATATTAGTTGGAGAATGCCAACCATTCACATTAGTTTTTTGAACTCCTTTATCTTGTCTAGACCAATTAATAATATTTTGTTCTAATTGTGCATTAAATTCAGGAGTGCCTACATCTTTAACGTAGATGGGTGTTGCAAAGTATAATTCTCTGTTCATAAAGTTCTTCCTTTTTTATATCCTTTGGGAGGTTTTTTATTATTTTTCAATCTTAAATTATCTTTTCCATTAGTATACCAATTATATTGACTATTTATTAAAGATATTTTTTTACAATAATTTTTATAGTCTTTTTTAGATTTACGTAATTTCCAATTTTTTTTAACACCTTTACTTATTCTTTCTTTTGTTTGTTTAGTTTCTGGTATTCCTTTGTGACCCAACGCTGTTAATTTTAAATATCTATTATATGCTTTTTTAGTTAACCAATTTTTTGTTTTTATCAAACCTTTTCCATTAGATTTATTTAAAAATATATCCCTATTAACAGCGTTTAATCTATTAAGAACTTTATATTCCCATTGTTGACATTTAAAAACATTATTAAAAATTCTTCTTACTTTATAATCAAATGAATTTTTACCATATTTTTTTATGTAATATTTTATATCTTTAGAAGAGGTAAAATATTTTTTCCATAAATCATTTGGGTGACATCCTTTTGCATATCTACTGCCATAATAAACTTTCCCAGTTTTTTTATGACGAATTATATATGTATAAGGTAATCTATCTGTTACTTGCATAATTTTATCTAAATGAAGGACCTCCAGCCCATAATACTAAAGATCTTCTAATACCTTTAGTAATTGGAACAACTCTATGCCTAATAAAAGATGCAAAGAAAATAGCATGTCCTTGTTTAGGTCTTGCAATTTTACCATCAGACATTAATTCAAGTCCACCACCTTCAAATTCAGATTCATGTGATAATAAACATGTCATAGATATTTTACGAACCGGTGGTTCTTTTGCACCATTAACATCTGAATCCATATGCCAGTCATAAAATCCACCTGCTGGATATTCTGTATATTGAGCTTGTTCGGTAATTTGAATTCCATCAAAACCAAAATGATTTGCATTGGTTCTTCTTATTTGATTATCAATGATTTTATACATTTCAGGAAGTTTATTAAATGGGATCCAACTGATATGTGAGGTTCTAACTTTTGTATCTACAGTTCCTCCTTCTTTTGAACCAACCTCTCCTAATTGTTGTGGTTCAGATTTTCCTGCATTTATAATCATTTGACATTGTTCTGGTGTAAACAATGGAGTTGTTGTTTCAACTATTAAAGATTTCCAACGTGGTTCTGTTATTATCATTATGCTCCTCTATTAATGATTGGGTTATAAAGTACATCGCAGTTTGCTGCTAATGTTCTTCTTGTTTCATTTGTTGAATTGAATGGATAGACACAATGTCTCATATCATATGGAAATATATAAAAGTCTCTTAACTTCATAGGTGGTTGATAATCTACTTTTGCAAATTGACCAGATGATGCTCCTAGTATTTGTAATCTTCCATTTTGAGGTGTTTCAGATGCTGAATATTCAACCCCATAAGTATTAGGTAGTTTTAAAACCATAACAGAAGATAAACCTGTAAATATATTCCCTTGATGAATATGAACTGGATTATATTCATTAGCTTTCATTTCGTTAATCCATATTGAATTAATATGTGTTTTATAATCTATAATTTTATTAAAATCTAAATAATGATGAAATGCAGTTCTAAACCAATCTAATACATTTTTTGGAAATAGATTATGTCTTTTCATTTTAGATTCATCATCTCCATCATAAAATAAAGAATGTTCATCTTTTATTTTACCAATCAACTGGCGATTTGCAGGATTTAATTGATTAAACTTTTCTTCGTAAATTTGATTAATCCCTGTGAAAATATCTAAAGGAACTTCATATCGTAGGATAGATTGTCCTAAAAATATAAAATTAAAATTCATTGTCTTTCTCTATTTAGTCTCTTTTCCGTATTGTATTTGTTCTTTATTATCGTATTTTAATTCACCCGATTGCTTAACTCTTTCAATAGTTTGTAATTGACCCATAGCATTAAATACTTCTGGTTGAGAAGAACCTGGTGTTAATGATTTAACTTTGTTTAAATATACTTGATGATAAGACTCTAATTGATGTTGATTAACATCTTTTGTATTAAAGCTACCATCATCAAATTCTAATTTTAATTTAGACCACATATTAATTTCTCTCATTCTATCTTTTGCAACTAATTCCATATTAGCTTTAGAATAAATTTTTTCATCTAAATCTATTTTATAACATTCTAATTTATATTCATCTGTTTCGGTTTCTACCTTTTTAGTAAGCCATTTAATCTTTGCATCATTACGTCTGTAATCAAAAGATAAAGACATTAAATTTTCAAGGAATACATTTTGTTCTCTAACACACTGCCAATACTTTGCAGCTTTACTTGGATGTTTATTATCTTGTAATACGGATACTCTAGCTTCTGTTTCTGTTCTAAATATTTGTTTTTTAGTCCAAGTATCACGAAGTTCATCAACTAGACCTTTAAATGTTTTAAGATCCGTTGGTTCAAGAAGATTATTAAGATGTGTTTCTTCTTGTTGAATAAGCGACTTTATATCTCTCTTCTCTGTCATTATGACTTATATATACTATTTTAAAGAGATGTAAAGGTCTAGGAAGTAGTTAAAGTTATAGTTGCACCACCACCTGTAAATTCTTCTGTTGCGGTTGTTGTTGGTGAAGCTGCTGTATTTCCACCAAAAGCTAAAGCAGAAGTTTGTGTTCCACAACCTGCTAAATTACCTCTCGCAGTTGACATATTTCCACCTGCTGTCCAAGTTGTTCCATCATAAAATAATGTTTGATTTCCAACACTATTAACTGGATTACCACCAAATGCTAAAGCTAATGTTTGAGTACCACTTGCAGCACAACCAGCTTTAGAAAGGGGTAAACTTCCACCCGCTGTCCATGAAGTTCCATTGTATTCTTCTACTTCAACTCCAGCTCCACCAGGTATTCCACTAATAGCTAAAGCTGCTGTTTGAGTTCCTGTTCCTGCTAAACTTTCTCTTGCAGTAGTCATAGTTCCACCTGCTGTCCAAGTTGTTCCATCGTATTCTTCAGATGCAGTTGTATCACCAACAGGAGTTTCTCCACTAAAAGCTAAAGCAGTAGTTTGAGTACCAGCGCCAGCAGTTAGTGATCTTGAAACAGTCATATTTCCACCTGGAGACCAGCTTGTTCCATTATATTCTAAAGATGTGTTTGTTATTCCACCACCACTTTCTCCTCCCATAGTCAAAGCAGCAGTTTGAGTACCAGCCCCTGCATTTCTTTCTCTTGCTGCAGGTAAAACTCCCCCTGCTGTCCAAGAAGTTCCGTCGTATTCTTCTGTGGCAGTAGAACCTTCTCCTCCAGCAGCTAATCCTGAAGTTTGAGTGCCTGCTCCAGCTAAAAGTCGTCTCGCTGTAGATAAACTCCCACCCGTCGCCCAAGCCCCAACATCAGCATATGCTTTTAAAGCATTAGATGTAGTATTATACCAAATCTGTCCTTGAATGGGATTTGCTGGATCTGAGCTTACGATTAAAATATTTTGTCCTTGTATGTTTGTATACGTTGCCATGTTTATGTTCCGGTTACCGTTCTAGTTACAACTACAGGTCCACCTGTAAATTCTTGAGTTGCATCGGTAGCAGTCACACTACCACTTATGTTTCCAGCAGCTTGTAATCCTGCTGTTTGTGTTCCTGTACCTGCTGAAAGTCGAAAAGAAGTTAATAATGATGCTACATTTGACCATGAAGTTCCATTATATGATTCTGTATATGCTGATATATCAGATGTTGGAATACTACCACCAAAAGCTAAAGCCGATGTTTGTAAACCACAACCTGATAATTGACCTCTTGCAAAATTTAAATTCCCACCTGCTGTCCAAGAAGTTCCGTCGTATTCATTTGTTACATTTGTAAAAGGTGAAGCTACATTTCCACCGAAAGATAAAGCTGCTGTTTGTGTTCCACAACCTCCGTTATAATCAACTGCAGCTGGTAAGTTTCCACCTGCTGTCCATGAAGTTCCGTCGTATTCTGATGTGGTTGCAACAGGAGCGGATGGACCTATTCCACCAAAAGCCGCTGCAGAAGTTTGAGTACCTGCTCCTCCTGGAACATATCTTGTAGCTGGTAAATTTCCACCTGCTGTCCAAGAGGTTCCATCATATTCTTCTGTATTTACAACACCAAGTGAAGTTGATGTATTATAACCACCAAAACCTGCCGCACTTGTTTGCGTTCCTGCACCTGCTAAACCATATCTTGCCGTTCCTAAATTACCACCCGCTGTCCAAGTTGATCCATCATATTCATTTGTGATATTTAATCCTGGACTAACACCTCCAGATGCAATACCTCCAAAACTTAAACCTGCAGTTTGTGTTCCCGCTGCACCCATTATCCATCTTGCAGCTGGTAAATTTCCACCACTAGCCCAAACACCTTGTTGTTGAATTCCAACTTTTAATAAATTAGAAGTAGAATTAAACCACACTTGTCCATTTTGTGGACTTGCTGGATCTGATGCCAGATACTGGACTTTTTGTCCATATGTTCCGTAATAAGTAGCCATAAAATTTTACTCTAAAACTATATTTTCTGGTCTTCTGTTTAAAGAATTGTTTTTCTGATCTTCAGGTAAAGCATCATAAGCAGCTTGAGCTTTTGCAACTTCTGCATCAACTATCGCTTGCGCTTCTGATTTTGTTTTGAAAGATCCAGCTACTTTAAATACCCAAAGATTTGCATCTTTGTTATTCGCTGGGATTCTCCAAACATTACCTGGCAATCCAGAAATATCGAATCTAGAAGATTCACCTATTTCAATGAACCCCTTTCCCCAATTCTCCGCTGTACAGTATTTATATGCCATGTTTCCTCCTTAATTAATTAACTAAATGATATTGTCTTATTAACATTTTGTAGTCCACCTGTAAAT